CTGGATCACCGCATCGGCGAACCGATACTTGTGCGGCTGCCAAGGCTCGCGGTGGAAGACAACCGGCAAGTCATCCCGGTGACGCCGCACCAAGTCCAGCACCACCATGCTATCCTTGCCGAAAGAGCAAGCGATGCACGGATTGCCAAACTCAACGAGCGACTGCTCAATGAGCCGGTGGGCGTAAGAGACTTTGTCTTCGTAGGTCATTAGAAAGAAACGCCGCCGAGGGCCATGCCCATGCCGACCGAGCCGAGGCCAGAGGCCACACCGCCGCCGATCCCGCCGAGCATGCCCATCATGCCTGCGTTTTGCTGCGCACCGGCCTGCATCGCCGCAGCCTGCATGGCGGCGTTATTGTTAAGCGCAGAATTTCTCAAGCTCATCCCCATATTCGTGTTGAAGCTGCTTACGTTGCCACTTTGCTGGAGCGAGTTGTTAAAGATGTTACTCACCTGATTCTGCGAGGTGCGCAGTGTGTCGCCGCCGAGGCCGAAGGCGGGTCCGAGCGCCTGACGATATGGATCTGTCTCCATATACATCCCGCCGAGACCAATCCGCCGCTGACGCCGCGCCAGATCCATCTGGTTCACGCCAGCCGCAAACCCACGGCGCGCATCCAAACGCTGTTGCCCATAGGCATCGCGGTTGAGGATTTCCGCCGCGCTGCTACCCATCGAGGTGCTGAGACCGCGAGCGGCAAATGCCGCGCGCGCAGACTGCGAGGCTTCGCGCTGCTGCTCCGGTGAGAGCGAGCGGCCGAGCGCGAGTTCAGACTCCGCATCCCGCTGGAGCTGCGCCTCAATGGCATTAGGCGCGGACGCCGCTTGCAGCTCCTCGCCGACAACGCCGCGAGCGCGCTGGAGGTATTCGTTGTTGAGACGACCGGCGAGCTGGTCGGCGGTGCCGAACTGCATGTTGATGTATTGCGGATAAAGCCGCTTGATCGACTCCTCTTCGGCGGCGATCTGTGCATTGGCCACGCGGATCGACGCGGCGGCCATTTTATCGTAGTCAATCGGCGCGGGCGCCGCTGGCACTGGTTGTGGCGCGGGCGCGCTTGGTCCTTTTCCTCCCATAGTATTATCCTCCTGTTTTGCTAATTAGTTTGTTCCAATCGTAGACTCGCGGCTCAAAGCTGCCCCTGCGGCACCATGCCGCGTATTGCTGCGGATGCGGCGCCACGCGCATAAACTCCCTAACAGGGTTTGCGCGGCCAGCAGCAGCAGCCAAAGTGACGAACCAACAATTTGGCTCGCCGCTTTCAAAGGCTTGATCCTCCGCGTTCCACCGCAACTCCGAGGCGAGCAGAAACACTTCCGGCGTGGCGTGGACTAAGCCGGACGACAGATGCTCGCCGACAAGCTCCCAGAAGTCTTGCGTCGAGTGGTTGTCCCACCAGTGTTTTGCCTTTTGCCATGGGGTCATGCTTAGAACTTGATGCAATAGAGCATGGCAATGTTCTTCGGGCGGGTTTCGGTGCCGCCGGTTGCCGCTAAAAAGTCCCTGCCATAATCGGCATTGTCGCCCCCAACAGCAATCGAGTTAGTGGTCACTCCAGTTCTTCCGTAAAGGTAGGTAAGCGCAGCGCCGTGCGTATGGCTTTTTAGTTCATCCGCCTGCTTCGCTCCAAACGTCCCAGACGCAGTGCCGTCGCTATTGGTTCCGCTGCCGCGCACAAAGATGCCGCGCAGGTCTGGCAAGGCGAAAGTCGTGCTGCCGTCGCCCACACCGTAGGTCGTGCCGATAGCGGCAAAGAGCGCGGCGTAGGTGCTGCGGCTTACTGCGGTGCCGTCCGCTGCCAGCCAGCCAGTGGGGGCGCTGTTCATGGCGAAGGCTTGGACGGCACCAGCCGGAACAAGCGACTGCTGCACAGCGGTGACGAGCTTGGCCAAAGTTACGTTGCCGTCCAGAATGTTTGCCGTGGCAACGGTTATGGCTGTCGGAAGGGCGCCTGTGGCCAGTTTGCTTAGTCCAATCGCCGCATCGCTCTTGATGTCGGCGTTGACGATCTCGCTGACTGTGCGGGCGTTGTTTAGCTTGGTCGGGGTGACGGTGTCGCCGCTAGTGAATGTGTATGCGTAGGAGGCCATAGGGTAGTTGAGAGATGAGGGTTGAGCGTTGAGAGATTAGGCGGCAGAGCGCGTTTCCGTAGGCGGTAGCGACTTGGGCGAGGCTTCGATGCTGGCGCTGCGGATCTCCGGTCGGCCGTTGGATGTTTCGTAAATGACTTCGGCGCTGTGCGCTTTGTAGCGCACCGGAGATTTCATATTGTAGTCCTCGCTGGTCGCGTTGCTGTTGGTCAGCGTTCCGATGGTTGTTTCAGTGTCAGGGTTGATCGTGCTGATCTTGGTTGTGACGCTGGCGCCTGCGGGAATGACGACATCGGCGATGGTGCGGAGGAAGCGTTTGCTGTGCATATCTCCAAAGTCGTAGCGGCGGGTCCGGATGCTGCCGGTGATGGGGCTGGTGCCCGCGTTGACTGCGTTGTCGTCCAGTGCGGTGTTCTCTTGTTCCAGCAAATACAGGTTGCCGGAGCGCGGCACCGAGAAGACGCGGCGCTGGTTGTCGTAGGTTCCGACGAGGATCTGGTTGACCGATGCGCTGCTCGGATAGATGTCGCGGTATTCCCATTGAGAATTTAAGGCATTCCAAGCAATGACCAACTGGTTGCCGTCCAAGGGGTCTGTGCTGGTAGGAAGCGCAACGAGATACCTGTTGTTGTGCCAGATGCCGAAGGCGCTGCGCTCTACGCGGCTCTGCACCACTTGGCTGAAAAGGTCGGCGATGGGTTCGCTGAGAGGCTTGGTATCGCCGCGAACTTTGAGGTCGAGGGCGCGGTCTAGGCGGTAGATACCGGCGTCACTGAGGAAGAAGACAAAGTTACCGGCGGTGACGATGGTGTTGCGGGCGCTGCATCCGATCTCGTTGGTCAGGAGCGTGAGTTGCGAGACCGGAGTGTCTACGGAAAAGTCGCTGCCATCGGTTGAGGCGAATTGATTGAGCGTGGCGAGCCAGATGCTTTTGCGGCAGAAGACGAGTGCTTGGCCTTCGACCCATGGGTGGACGGCGACAATGCGGTCATCACCACCTGCGCCTGCGCGGAAGCTGTTCCAGAAAGGGTCGTAGAGGTCAGGGTCGAGAACGTCGCTGATCGCCACGGTGTCGCGGTTCTTTGCAATCCAGAGGCGGTTGTTGTGGTAGCTGGCCCAGCCGACACTCGGCATGGTCGTGTAGGTCACACCTGCGGCGGGAACGCCTGCGGTGGCGCGGGTGAAGTTGCCGCTGCCGCCGTCCCAGTAGATCGGCGGCTTTGTTCTCCGCACCTTGATCGTGGCGGCGGCATGCGTGGCGGTGCCGCTCGGCACAGTGATCGTAAATGAATCTGTGGCGGCCGTTTGGATGTCGTATTCGTGTCCGTCGAAGGCGGGCGTCGTGCTGCCTTCGATGCGGACACGGGCGCCAGCCGGATAGCCATGGGCCGTGACGTTGACTGTGGCCGTGGTCGAGGAAACGGTAATGCCGGAGGCAGTCGTCAGCTTTTCCTCATAGCCGGTGGCGGAGCGAGAGGCTTCGCGGAGGATATACAAGCGATCAAAGGCTTGTAGCACGCTGACAGTGTCGGTGCCTTCGATCTTCTCGGCGGGGCTGGTCGGGTAGGTTTTAACTACTGGCGATTGTCCCTGCCGGTAAAGCGTGGCGCTGTCTGATCCGGCGAGCACGATAAATTCGTTGGCGTTGTCGTAGTTCTGGCTGGCGAACACTCCGGCGGCATACAGTCCGCCGTCGTAGCTGTCGCGCACTTCGGGGCCGTTGTTGGCGATGATGGTGCCGGTGGCCGGTGTCGCGGGGCTGCCGCTGACGGTGTAGGTGAAAGTATTGGCGTCCGTCACAGTGACGATGAAGTCGCCGTTGTAGTCCGTCTGCACGGCGCCACGGATGTTCACCTGGTCGCCGGTCGTGAATCCGTGGGCGGTGGCGGTGACGGTCGCGGTGGTCGAGGCTCGGGTGATCGAGGTGACAGTCCTGTCGGTGCCGAGGGTAAAGTCGAGAGTCAGCGGGGCGCCGGTCGTGCCGATGGTGTCCGTTAGGCGCTTGCTGCCCTTGCGGGTTTGTGCAACGCCCCTGTCCAAGCGCATGTTGACCGAGTCTTGCAGCATTCCGGCGGGAAGCGTCAGCGGGTTCAAGCGGCTGGCGAAGCCGATGAAGCCGTTGTCGCCGTCGCGCTGGACTGGAGATTCGAGGGACATGGGGAAGTTGGCAGTCGTCAGTTAGCAGGCGTCAGGGCAGAACGGAGTCTGCTTTTGAACCGCGCTGCATCACCGGGGGAGATGTCGGTTTTGCGGGTTGGGGCGACTTGTTGGTGGGTGAGGACGAGGTTCAGCGGGATGTTCCACTTCTTCATGCGGGGGACCAGGTATTCGAGGGCGCTGTTCATGGCGGCTTCGCCCAGCGGGTCTTCGTAGGTGTTGCCGTCCCAGGCCACGCCGAGGCTCCAACTGTTGAGATCGGAGCGGCCCTGCCACGAGCTGCGGCCGGCGTGCCAGCAGCGGTCGGTGTCGTTGGCGAAGACGGTGCGGCGGCCGTCGCGGGCGATGAGGACGTGGTAGCTCACCTTACTTGCGGGGTTGGTGATCCAGGCGCAGCTGCCCCGGTAGCTGCCGTCCGAATGATGCAGGACGACGGCTTGCGGCTTGATGCGGTTGGCTTGTTTGTTCGGCGTGCTGAGACGGCGTTCGTCGTAGGTCGTCAGCGGTGGCTCGACGGTGAAGCTCGTTGTGGATGCGGAGGGCAAATTCGGCGAGGCCGGCGCTGGGGTAGCGTCGGATTTGTTGCCAAAGATTCTCTTGATCCAGGTCCACATGGGTTATTTCGCGTAGCCTTTGGTGCTCGGTGTGACGGTCACGGTGGCCTGCTGCTTCACGAAGTCGTAGCCGAGCGTCACGCAACCGCTCATCGACAGGGCGATGAGCGCGAGGGCTGAGACTTGGAGGCAGCGGCGGGTCCGGAGGCCCCGCCCTACCTGGTCGGCTTGCGGTTTCATCTTTCGTCTTAGAGCCGGGCGTCGTTATCCTTCGCAACAATTAGTCCCCAGCCGGCGGTGATCGCGGCGAGGTGCATGGCGAGGTCGCCGACGGGCGTGCCTTCGAGGACGCTCTTCACCACGGTCAAAGCCGAGATGAGGATGGTGGTAACTCCGAGGATGGTCGTTTTGATATTACGCATAATGTTATTCCTTCGTTTGCTTCGTTAGCTTTTGTTTATTTCTGAGGTCGTGGAGGACCGAAATTAGGGTGACTACGCCGACGGCGAGGCCGACACATAGACCGGCGACTCGCAGGGTTGTCTCTAAATGGGGCAGCATGCTGAAGGCCGAGGAGCCGAGGGATGTGACCGTGCCGATCACGCCCTTCTCGGTTGTTGAAAAATGTGTGTGCCAATACGTCATGGGGCAGTTGAGGGTTGCGAGATGAGGGTTGAGAGTTGTTCTTCCGTCAGTTGTTCGACGCCGGCGATCTCGCCTGCGTCAAAGGCGGCGGCGAGGTCGGCTTGCCAGAGGCAGCGAAACGCGAGGCGTCCGTCTGTGAGCGGTTGGCCGGTGATCGTGCCGTCCGTGAGGCTGGCGGCGCGGATGCGGGTCTTCTCGGCGTCGTCCCAGTGCCCGCCGATGGTGAGGATGCTGCGTCCGGCGTCGGGCAGTTCTTCGCCATACTGCGCGAGGAGGTCGGGGAACATCGTGCCTACCGCTTCGGCGGGCACGGCGATGATGCGTTCGGTGGTCTCGAAGTTGCTCATGGTAAGCCGAGGCCGGTGCCGAGGGTGGCGCGGTAGAGGTTGTTGACGCTTAAATATTGCGTGGTTGTTAGCTCTGTTGCGAACACCGCATAAAACGCCATCACGCCCGAATAGAATTGAGTGGAACTGCCTAGGTCTCTCGCCGCTAACATCGTGAAAGTGTTTTCGCTGGCGACAACTGCGTTGCCAGAAACTATTGAGGCGCTTGTAGTGTTTAGAAACGAGAAAGATGCGTTTGGCCGGTTGTAAAGCGCGGCCGACATCTTGAACTGTCCTGCTGAGGTAAAATCTCTAAATTTTCCTTGCAGTGCTCCATCTCCAAAAAGCGCGGCATCGTCCCTAAAGCGCGTTCCCTTGGTATTTACATTACTAAGGTTTCCGCCGTAACACCGAGTAACGCTAGTGGTAGTGCTGTTTGAAACGACAATGTGAGCCTGCGCTCCTCCTGAGATAACCCACGATGTTCTTATGTCGCCATTTGCCGAGTTGGTGACCCCATCCAACCCCCAAGTCGGCCCATTGGTCAGCGTCCCATCAAACGTCCCCAGCCCACCCAGCGAATACGCCGTGGTGCCGGTGCCAGCGTTTTGCTCCGAGCGAAGGGGCCAGCAGACCATGCTTTCCCACAATCCGAGATCCTTCACGCCGCGCACGAAGGCATTGATGGCAGCGCGGTCGGTCGCTCCACTGCGAGCGCAGAAGGCGGCGGCATCCGGGTCGGTGCGGCGGACTGTGAAGGGAAGCGGCATGCTTAGTTTTCGGTGTGGACTTCGATGGTGACGCGGAGTTTGAGGCCGCTGGCGCTGTGGGTGCCGGCGCCGCCGGTGCTGGCGGCAACAAAGAGGCT